AAATCTCTGGCTGCTTCACGAGCACTTACATATTTATTACTTGCTTCTTTCCAGAATTCTTTATCATCACTGTATTGAAATTTTGGCAAGCTTTCTTCCCTCCTAAATATCAAATTTAAATAAAAACTCTTTATGACAAACTGGACAAATTAAAATAGTAATTTTGAGAACACTTTTTCTTAAAAATGTTGAAACATGCCCATAATATTGACAATACTGACATCTTACATACAACATTTAATTCCAGACTTCTTCTTCTTCACTATCTTCTTCGTCTTCCTCTTCTTCTTCTGGTGTCTTATTAGCATATACAGATTCTTCTAGTCTATTTTTATCTGGAGCAAATTCTTCAACTTGTTCTTCTGGGTTTTCTTGTTTTTGTCCTTCTTGTAGAAGTCCTTCAGATGACTCTTGTTGTTCTCCTTCCATTCCTTCTTGACCGGGAGCAGGCATTCCGCTGCCAAGCCCACTCATCTGATCTTGCATACTCATTGCCTTACCACCAAAAACAAAGTCAAGAGTATCTATATCTACCGCATTTGGTTTCAATTCTACATCAAAACCCATTCCTCTCATTTGAGTTGCTATCATAACTTTCTGTTGAGCTAATTGTATAACTTGACCCTCAATCTTTTCTTCAGGTGATCTAAGAACAATAGACCAATCTGTAATACCAAATGATTTTAAAATTATTGGAAGTATCTTTTCATTATACATTCTTTGATCAGAAGAAACAACATTAGCCATCATTTTAATTTGCTGAGTCTGTCCTGAAATACCCCCAACACCTTCCATCACGTTCATATAAAGTTGCGGAACACCATAAATAGCACTAATTCGATCTCTGATTTCATTACGAACATTTAAATAATCCATTTCTTGAAGAGTATGAAATAGTCTAACTACATCTGTTCTTCCGCGCCCTGTCCTATTATTAACTGCAATCCAGGGGGTGTAAGTAGGGTCCTCCATCATCTTAGATTCTATTCTAGCCCTCTCTATTTCTAAAGATTGTGGGTCATCTGTATTAGTCAAAATTAACTGAGTTGGTGTTTTTCGTTCAAAGAAATATCTATATAAAAATCTATCCATACCAGATATAGTTAATACTTTCTGCATCACAGTTAAGAGAGGAGAATACCCGTAAGACTCTGAGGCAGAAAACTTTGAAGTATGTATCATCTCATCTTCAAAAAGATAAATTCTTTGCCCCCTATGATTATAGACATACATTGCAGGAATTAAATCACGTTTACAATCAAGATTTTGGCATCTTCCTGGAGCAACTTGAACATTATCTCTATGAAATGGGCAAAGCCAATGTGAGTTCTTAGGAAGCCCATTTTTATCTAAGTCAATTTCCATTAATGCAGGATGAATTCTTCTAATTTCAACTACTTGTGAATATAATTTATTTTTTTCTATTCTGTATTGCTTATTAAGATGTAAAAATCCATCATCTACGATGTTAAGATCGTCGGAAATTGTCCGCATTAATTCTTCTATACTTTGGCCAAATATATTACAATTTAATCTCCATTTCTTATCAAACTCTTTATATTGATCTTCATCAGGCTCTCTTAATTTTGGTTTACCACAATCACAATTTTCTACTCTCTCTTTAAATTCCTTGCCACAATTATCACATTTTACAGCAAAATTAGGTTTCCAGTCTTCAAAACCTTTTCTGAAGATCTCATTTTTTAGATGCAAAAGAGGTGTTCGGATCTCAGCAGAATCAAATGCAAGAAGATAAAGATCTTGGATAAACATGCGACGATAACTGTAGGCTTGGCGAAGCCAATCAAATTAAGCCCACTCAGTACAGCTGCTCAACACCAAAGTATTGCGCAGCTGATTCAGTGTTACCCCCATACTTAGCCTTCATAAATCCTGTAAAGCCCATATCATAAAGTTTATTAAGCCATTGATTTGATTGAACTAACTGGGAGTCTTTATGAACTAAATCTGGAAGGAAATCACCTAACTTCATTTACATCACCTCCTTTTTGCTCAAAATTTGTTGAAGTTCATTCAACAAGAAGCATTTTCCATTCAATCCAATATTATAAAAAATAATAGTTGAATACAGTTTTTTCATTTTATCAAGTTTATATTCTTTTCTAGGCCTCAATACACCAGTAATTTCAATATAAAAATTATAGTCAGGAAAATAAATATCTGGAGTAAAGAAGCAATCTTCTAAATCAAATTTTTTAGCTTCATAAATATATTTAATATTATTTAAAACAAGAAATTTACATACTTCATACTCCCAAGCACTTCTGATAATATGTCCTAATTCATTATTATATTTTCCTATAGTATACGCGTTATTTTCAGGAACAAAACCTTTATTTCTAATTGCATTATTTATCCAATTACTAACTTTTTTAGAAAATTCAATATCACCTGTTCTAGCTTTAATATGTTTTAAATGATTCTCTCGTTTTATTGGATCTAAAAATGATTTTTTCTCACCAATACTAATTTTTTGATTTCTTTCGGATTGGTCATTTTCCTGATAATCTTCCAAAAGACCTTTAATCCTTTTCTCTCTAATTTCAGGATTTTTCCATGTTAAGATATTAGCTTGAGTTATCTTATTATTTCTTTCTTTACTATACATACTTTTAGGCATTTGGTCTTTTGTTAAGCCAACATTCCATGAAGTTTTATTTTTGCATTTGTTAGAACAAAATCTTTTATTACAGGTTTCTTTCCCACAAATCTCACATAATACCATTATAGCTTTATAGTCCTTCTTCTAATTCAACTTGATGTTTTTGATATGTTTGCCCAATTCTAAATGCGCATATTAAACTAGAGACAATGTTTTCATTTGTAATAATTCCAGTAAAAGTACAATTTAAAAAATCCTGCCATTTTTCTGATGGTGGAGAATTACTTTCCATTAGAAATTTACTAAATAAATCTATTTTTTCTTGTGGAAGTTGTTCATCATCAGATTTTTCTTGAAGTATTTTTTCTACTTGGTCTTCCCAACCAAAGATTTTATCATCTTTTTCAATTATTTCTTTTTCTAAATTATCTTTATCTAGCCAAGAAGCAATTACAGCATGTAATTCTTCAAGGATATAATCTGTTTCATCAAGAGGAAATGATAAAGTAACCCAAGAAAATGAAATAAATAAAGTTTCATCATCTTTCCAAGCAGTAATAATATCTCCACGGTAAATATCTATCAGTTCATGTTCTTTTTCTGTCAATAAGATTCTCCTATACTATTATTATAATCTTTTTATGATGTATTATTAAATTATTTCTCTTTTTCCTATAATCTCTCTTATTGAGACTACTGCTTCTCTAGCCACATCTTTATCTGCACCATTAATTTTCTCAGTACTATAAACTATTTTCTGGATATTTTCTACAGCTATTTCTGTAAGTGTTTTTGATCTTTGTATAGGTTGTAGTAATTCTGTATTTGTTCTAGAACTAACCATTTTATCAAGCCAGCCTAACTTTATTAGTTCGCCTACAAGAGCATTTACTTCTTCAGTAGAAATTATTTTAATAGCTGGAGAATCATCTGGTATATTAGGGTTTTCTTCTAGTTTTAAGTTTTTGATAGTAGAATGCCAACTGTCTAATATCCTAAATATTCCGCCTTCTTTAGAATAATTTATAACATATCTTCCCGGAACAGACTCTTCAAGATTCATTTCTTACTCCTTTATGGTAAATCTCTACACAAACAACTACTCATTTTTTACTTCCAATGCGCTTCAAAAGCTTTACCACATTTATAGCACCATGCACTTGTCACATCTTTACTATTTATATCATTTTGCTTATTATAACAAAATGGACATTCTAAATATCGAGCGTGGGTTACTTTAGTTGCTGAAACTTGAGCTTGGAGAACTTCTTCATTATTTTTATTCTCCCTTTGTTCTGCTTCTAGATTGATTCTATCTTCCTCTAAATTATGAAACATGTGTTTTTCTTTCTTTGGCATTACTTTTCCTCCTTCTTTTTATGATGCGATCTTGAACATTTTTGACATCTATAAGTAAAAATTTTCATTTTTTGTTGATTTAATATTTCTGTTCTTTCTTTAATTTTACACATAGTTAATTTTTTACATTTTTCACATGTATTCCAAAACCCATATTTATCGACTTCATTAATTTTTTTATTTCTTATCTTTCTTAAACAATTTTTACATGTAACGGCTTTAATAAAGTAAGTTCCAAAATTGAATTTATATAAGTTTTTAGGATAGTATAATCCACATAATGTCCCCTTAGGTGGATAATTTAGTAAATGTATTTTATTCATACTTTCTATTCCCACATTGTAAACAAGCCCATTCCGTCCTGTTATAGGATGACATATCTCCGCCACATCTTACACAGCTTTTCATACGCCATCTCCAAGTTAATTTCTGAAATATGGATTTTGGTTTATTTATAGTTTCTGTCATCATTTTGGTAATATCAATCCTGACTTTGTAACATTATCTTGTTTAATTTTAATATTTTCAAGACACCAAGCAAAAAACTGTAATAAATCTGTATGTTTTATGCATAGCCCATCAATTGTTTTTCCAGGCACAATATTTCCTTGACATCCCGGATAAGTACATTTTTCATATCTATCTTTACTCATACTAATGTACTTACTCCTGTAGAATTATTGAAAATAGAAATACATTTTTTAATCTTCATGTCTTTAATATCCTTTTTCTTTTTTGTAAAGTTCTCCAAAATTTTAAAGTAAATTTTTTCCAAGAAAATGAGTCATATTCAAACATATCAATAAAACCTAAACTATATAAAAAATGTACAAATCTCCAATATATTATTACAAACTCATTCTTTGTAGCTGTCACTAATAAATTACTTAAAGTTAATGTTTTTAACTTAGTATAACCAAGCATAGTTTCATGATCAATATAGAAGCTATTTCTCATATTTTTATTAGGATAGAATTTATTATCTATATTTCTAAAACTAATTTCATCCATATGTATATCACCACACAGTCATACAACGATCACACTTCTTTTTGCCATTTCCTAAATCTATAAAGATTCTATTACCACAGATTTTGCATTTTATATCATCTTTTATTATTATTGGAATATTAGTTTTACCTCTATTACTATCTATTCTATTAGTTAAAGTTTCAGACTTATTAAATACTTCGGTAAGATTTCCTAGAAATATAGTCCCTAATTTTCTATCTTTAGCATAATAATCAAAATAAGCCCCAACAGCTAACATAACTGAGATGAAACTATCCCCATGTCCAGCAGGAGTATTTGGGGCATTTAACATATTATCAACACATGTTATTTGAGCTAAGAATCTATCATCATTTAACAGTTTAATTCTTTTTTGCTCTATCAATTTAGCAAAATTAGTGGCTAATTCCAGCTTACCTTTAGCCTTTGGCCCTGTCCTATTTGATAATATTATAGGAACACAATTTCTAGGTAATCCTCTCTCATCCAGGTCACCCCTGGTTGCGTCATAGTAAAGCTTTGAGATATTAAAATATTCTACTGCTTTTGTAAAATATTCAACTTGTCTAGTATATTCCCAGGAATCTAAAAATTTTTGGTGGATTTGTGTAAGAATTTCTAATGGATCACCATTTTTGTCAATTTGAGTAAAATCAGAAGTAATTGCAAAAACACTTAAATGTGATGGATTTCCCCGACGGCCTATATCAGCTCCAGCTATATTAATGGTTCCTGTCTTCCACCAATACTGGCTTGGATCTTTTATATAATCAGCTAAAGTAATATTATTCATAATTAGCCTAGCCCTGGTATCTGGAAATTTCGGAGATCTTTGTCTACAATTGTGTCAAGTTGTTCTTTTGTTACAAAAGCTTCAGTACTCATTACTGGAGTCAATAGAAATTCTGTACTAAAGGCTTTCCATCCAATGTCAATTTTTCTTTGCTCTAACCATTGCCTGTTATACATCTTTTCCCACAAAACTTCGTGCTCACCATCTGGGTATAATGCAGGCATCCAAACAGTATGTTCATTAAATTTAGGCTTTTCTTTGAGATGGAATAATAAATCATTATCACTAATAACAGTTCCAAAAACAATCATTGGACACTCTTTATTTGGAATATTCATGACTTCAGCATCAAATATTCTAATAGCTTTATCAATTTCAGTCATTACCATCGGATTTTGAACATCACCCATTAAATCATCTGCAATACATACTGCACTCGTATGTAAACCCCGTTTTACTGCCAACATACCAGAAGGATAAATTTTACATCTATGACTTCCAATTTTATAATTAATAGTACTATCTGATTGTGGTGATAAATCAATCATAATTTTAAAAAGAATTGGATTATTTCTGACTGCTTCTTTAATGTGATAACAATGCATCGCCGCTAATTCCTCTTTATAGCTGAGATAAAGTCCCTCCCCATAAGAAGTAATCATTCTGTATATACTGACCGCATATCCAAGAATACTAGATTTTAAATGATAGCGTGGTAGAACCGCTAAAAGATACTTATTATCAGGATTATTTAAAATCTTCTGAACTAATTCTGCGAGGTGATGGATATGCCACGTATTAAAGTCATATTCAGGAAAACTTTTTGCATAAATATTTTGCACAAAATTATCAAATGATCCTAATTCTATAGGAACATCAGAAGAAGTAAGAAGACTTGCAAGTTCATTATAGGAATCTTCTAGAGGAATTAATTCTTCAAAATCTTTGCCTTGAAGTTTTTTTACTGGCATTCTTTTTTTTCCTTGAAAGATTAAATAAATCTGTTTCGTCACCTAGTTGCTTGAATATAGAAGTCTGAATAACTTCTAAACTTTTTTCAGCATTTTCAACTCGAAATAAAGCTGTGTCAAGGTCTTTTCTTGCATTACATAATTCTGCAGCATAAATATTTAGATCATTAGCTAAATGAGCTATTTCAGAATTATGTAATTTTATTTGATTTATTAGTTCTTCTTTTTTTATCATTTATTTAATAATTTTAAATCCTTTTAATTTTTTATATCTTTTAACACACTCTTTACAATAAGTCCCAGTAATAATTCCTTTAGATTC